AACAAGCGTCGCCGTATCCATCCGCAGCAACCCATCGAGGTCGAATTCTGTGCCGAGGTCTTGCGATAGCGCGAGCCCTTCGTCCATGCATAACTCAATGCCTTCAATGTGGATTTGCAGCGCGCCCGTGTAATACTGCTGCTCTAAAGCCTGCACATTGTTATTCGTCGGCATTGGTCCGCTGTTGATCTTGTAAAGCGGAACTCCGAATGCGCGCGCAACGTCTTCCACGGTCCAGCCGAGTTGTTCTACCAACTGCGCCTGCTCCGGCGGAATCGTCATCGGTTCGTATTTCAGGCCGTCGCCGAGCACCGCGAGCCGGCCGATGTTGTCGCCCGAGTAGTTTTCCTCCCAGTGTTTCTTCAGCCGATCCGCCGTTTCCTGCGAGATCGTGCCGGGCGCTGAAAGCATCCCGCTCGGTCGGCTCATGTTCGTGAAAAACTGCGAGCTATTGCCCTGGATGCGCCGCCCCTGAGTCGCCGCGATTGCGCAGGCATAGAGTGGAGAAACGCCCATCAGCGGATGGAAGAGCGTGACCGCGCGGTCGTGAATAATCTCCCTGGCCGGCACGACCAGTCCACCGGTGATACGTGCCAGATCATCATTCCCGAGCGAATAGTACACGTCGCCCTCTGGCGTCACGAGCGGCGTGACGCGGCGCGGATCGAGAATGTAGAGACTGACAACAATGCCGCGCGCATCACGAACCTTGAGCGCATAGGCATTGCCGTGCGTGAGCTTCGATATCATCCACGCGGTGAAGAACTGGATGCGGTTCTGATAGTGATTCGGCTTCCGAAGTACCGGCCAGAATGGCGATTGGCTGCGTACCTCGCGCCATGTCCCATCATCCTGTTGCGCGACCAGTCGTAGGCGCAGCTTCGCTATGTCCGTAGCGATCCGCGAAATACAGGCATACACGGCGCCGAAGGCCGTAATGTCGGCCAGCGAATCCACGGACATTCCGCGCTGCCATGCCCCCGTGAATGGCTCTGCCACCATCCCCCAGAATGATGGCCGGGTCGTCATCCCGGTCGTATTCGACCCGAACAGAGACGACAGCGCCGCAACTGCCGACTTGATGCGAATGCCGAGGCGTCCGCGCATCAGTCAGGAGGCGGATTGAAGTGCGGCGTAAAATCTGCTTGCGGCGTTGGTTCTTCAACCGGGCCACTCGATTCCTGCGCCACCTCTTCCTGTGTGCCTAGTGCTGCAGCGTCTCCTGCGGGGATGAGTTCGACCGGTTCCTTGCGCGGCCGTCCGCGTCGCATCGGCGTAGCCGCTTCGAGTATTTCCTTACCTTCCGCCGCCCGGCCTTGTTTGGTCAGATAGCCAGCGTCGATTGCCGTAGCGAAGAACTCGTCTCCCGGCTGCAAGTACCGGCCGCCATACGGAAACGGCGTGAGCGCCAGCATGCGGGTGTTGTAATCCATGGGATCTCCTTAAAAAACGGCCCGATAGCAAACGCCACCGGGCCGCCGATCATCGAATCACCGATCAACTGCCGTAGGATTGCGCGCCGTCGATGAACTGCGCAGCCTGCGAACGGCGTTTGCCCCAGTAAATCCACCGGTCTACCTTCACGCCGAGCAAACCATTCTGCCACAGGCTCACCAGCGATTGGGCGCCCGCGCTCGGCGCATTGTCCATCTGGATAGACGCCTCGGTCGAAACGTCTATCATCAGTTGTCCATCATCTGCCAGCAATACCTCATTCTGGTCGACGAGGAGCAAATGCTGATCCCCTGGTGATCCGGACGGCGCGACGTTGTTGCTGGTAATCGCCGGCAATCCGTAGAACACGCCGCCATTCACGCCGAGGCCCGGGAACGCGAACGCGTCCTGAGTTAGGCGGATCAGCGACAACGCGATTGCCAATGCTGGCGACATGATCCAGACGCCGGACGACAGCGATAGATTGGCGTTCGCAAACGTCGTCAAAAGCACCTTCACATCCGCGTCAATGGCCGCCAGCGTCGCCCCGGATGCCGCCCGAGCAGTCACGCCATTGGTTAGAGATGCAGGTGAGATATTGGCGACACCCGGATACGCCGGATCGACCAGCCGCTTGTCCAGAAATTCGCTAATGCCATTGAGCATGTCCTGCCGCACCAGCGCCTCAGCGGATGGACTCGACAGACGCGCCAATTCGGCGGTGATGACAACGATGGTGCTCGCCTTTGCCCAGGGCAGAGTGATGTTGTCGGTTGCTAATTCTTTGACGGGCGTCGGCGCGCCTTCACCAACGAATGCCCCTGTGGTCCCGGCGGTTTGCCGCCCAATCCGGACGTTGAATGGCACGCGGCGCAGTTGCGTCAGTCGCCCGAGGATGGTCTGCGCGCGCAGTAGATCGATGAATTCCGACACCATGTCGGTGTACTGCACGAGCGGCGCGGCCCATGTCGTGTCGCTGGTAGTACCGGCATCCACGGCGGCCTTCATCACGATGGCGACCTCCGGCGTGGAATCCGCCCATCGCTTGGACAATACCTCGGCCTGCAATAGATTGCCCTTCGCCGCGGCGAGCGCCATGGTGTAGCGCGTAAACGCGGTGCCCTTCGGCACGTTGCGACGCACGCTGATAACGCTGCCAGGGATTTCGACGCCACCCTGACCACGGCCGGCGTCAGGAGTCACGGCGGCGGCTTTCGCGACCATGACCTTCTCGTGCTCTTGCAGACGCGAAATGTGAGCGTCAATGGATTTCACGTCGGCCTGCATGCCGTCATATTGCTCGGTCTCGTGCTCATCGAGGGTCCTGCCTTCTTCGGCGGATTTGTTCATGATGGCTTCCATGCCATCGATTGCGACTTTTCGTTTGGTGTCGAATGCCGCGAGCTGTTCAGCGATGTTCATTTCGGTTCCTTTCGGGTTTGTGATTCCCGAGGCGCCGGGTAGTTTGAGGCGAACGATACGATTCGCGCCTGACGCGGCACGCAGGATATCGTCTGCTGCTTTGATGGTAGTGATTGAGCATTCCACATTTTGCGGCACTGTAACAACAGATAGCTCAAACCAATGCCATTTCTGCCATCTAATGCTGTCGGTTCCGTTGATACGCTCCGTTTTTATCTTGCCCAGCCTGATAGAGAGGCCGCGGACAAGACGAGACTTGAGCATCTGCCACGCTTCGTTCAGTCTATCTTGCAACGTACCCGGTTCGTTTATCGTCGCGACCTTACAGCGCACTTCAATGCCATGGTCAGCAACCCTTGCCTCTAGAACATGGCCTATAGGCCGATCAAGATCGTGTTGCCATAGCAGCGGGATTGGCAACTGGAATTGCGCGCCCTTGGGTTCTACGATGTCTCCGACACGATCCGGAGTCGGCGTGGTTGCTACACCGACAAACTCGCGTTTGTCTTCGTCAATCGACTTGATAGTGAGGAGTGAGTAGGCTCGCATCATTGCCTTACATGAAAAACATTTCGTGCTTCTTCCGAGCCGCCGCGGGATTCAACGACATCAGAGAAATAGCATTGAATGAGGCCATCAACGGGTCGATCTTCGCGGAACCGCTCGCCTGTTTGGTGATGAGTATGGCGTTCCCCTTTGGTTCGACTTTGGCATTGCCAACGCACCATCTCATCATGTCCTGCACACTATGCGACAACCCGCCCTCCGCTAGCTTGCGTTCCATGGTCTTGATCGCGCCACCCAGACGCCACCCCTGGGAAACCCCGACGACCTTCTCTTGATCGATTTTCGCGTCCACCATGGCATCAAGGATAGCACCAATGCCTATTGGGTCAACGCCAACCTTGTCCAGAAGTCCCGCCTGATCGATCTCTGCCACGATCCCGGCAACCTCCGTAACGTCATCGCCTATCTGCTTTACCATTACCAAATCGCCGTCTTTCGCGAAGTCCAGCAAGCGCGGCGCCACTTCCTTCCGGCGGTCTAGAACGGACTGATGCGCCCAGGCCCGCGTCCACAGCAGCCAGCGGCGCGTCTTTTCGCAACGCCCAATGATAGCCATACCGAGCAGATCGTCCAGTCCGCCGCCGTCGATCCCTATGTCGATAACCTCCGAGCGCCGAAGTATCTCGGCAAACGTCAACCCATCTTCCGCCGATGTTTCCCAGAAGTCGGCACCGGCCCAACGGTCGGAACGCAGAGCGAGGCCAATTTCGATGTTGGCATATTTGGACATGAAGCCGATGAACGAAACTTCGCCGGACTCCTTGGCCTTCTTGTATTCGCGGGACAGGAATTCCGGATCGACCGAATAGCCGAGGTTCGGGTTCACCATCGCCAGGTTCTTTTCGAGCAAGTGTTCCCGGCTTTTCACCATGTCAGGCGGGTGCTCGAAGATGATCGGCAAGAATCGCGGATCGACAATCACGCCATCGCGCACGTCACGGGCGTACTGTAATTTTTGCTTGAACACCCCAGCCGGCGGCTCATCAGACTGTGTTGTCAGGTAGATCACGAACCCCTCGGGGCGCGATGCTAGTCCGCCCAATGCCTCGCGCAGCATGTTCTCCGCGCCGTGCATCTTTCCGAACAGGTGTAATTCTTCGATGAGCGTGCCAACCGACTTCTTGCCGCCGACGGTATTGTTATCCGCAGCGAGGACTTTCAGGAATGCATTGCTGTCCCGATTGGTGATGGTCTTGTAATGCGTCTGGACCTGCATCAGGTCTTTCAGTTCATCATCTTTGGCGCACATATCGCCGCATGGCGCGTATGAATTCGACGCAACCTCGACAGTCGGTGCGATGATGGCGAACTCTGCCGACTTCCGCCAATTCAGAATTAAGGCGGTCATCATTACACCAGCCGCAAGGGTCGACTTGCTGTTCTTTTTGGGAATCAGGATAAACCATTCCGTTATAAGCCGCCGCCCACTTACAGGATCGTAGGCGCCGAATATCGACCGGACAATATCGAACACCCATTCAGCGCATGCCTCGCCGAATGTCGGGCTACCAGGTGCATCAACAATGCGCAGCGCCTTGAATATCTTCAATGCCTGTTCGGCCTGCTCCGGAAATATCGGCTGCGGAATTATTGACCGGCCCGACTTGATACGCTCGCCCCAGCCCGGGCACGCCGTCGTCCACTTGGGAGATTTCACGGCTTATCGACCATCTTCCCGCCGCTCGCGACCAGCTTAGGCGGCGCAGAAGGCGCGAACTTGCCGGCAGCTACTAGCTTAGCCTTGACGCGCTGGCCTTCTTTCTTGCCCATCTCTTCGACTTTTTCCGCGCCGCCGGACCACTTGTTGTGCAGGTACATCGCCGCGGTGACGTTAGGTTTGTTCGTGTCCGTCGCCATTTGAAACAGCGACTGCGCCACCCGAGCTACCATTTTCGGCGGGGCCGTGGCCAGCTCGTAGGCATATGTCGTGCGCAGCTTATCCGGACTGATGCCGACGATTACCGAAATCTGTTCTTCGTCCAGGCCGAAGCCCGCCATGGCGTTGACCAGTTTGCGCTTCTCGTCCGTAGCGACGTGCCCGGCGTCTTCTGACACCGAGATTACATCGATAGTCGGCGCGACAACTGGCTCAGCACCCATACCAAGATGATCCTCGCGAATCCTCTTCCATTCATCCTTCTTTGCCATTCGGAAGATGCGCCACACCGGAACGTCTGTCCGCTCTGCGATCACTCGAAGTTTGTGCCCCTCTTCGTAGAGGGCGCGGGCGGCGGCGTATTCCTGTGGGGTTGTTTTTCTTGGCGCGGCCATTTTACTCAGGCATTTCCATAACATATCCGGAGAATTCTCCGAATTGGAACACCTTAATTGGATGTGGTGAGAGGCTTTCTACGAATAACTCACTAAGCGGTCTCTGCGCACCAGAAAGTGATAATTCCTTTTTTAGTATATCTTCCGCGCTACTTCCTGTTGCTACTTTTCCGGCTATCGTCAAGCGGTGCATGGCTATTCCGATATAGCCTAATGGCGGGAGCATCTTTTCAAAAAAGATAATAGCGCCGCCAGGCTTTACCTTTTTCGAAAGGTCTTGCATAAATGTCTTTCTGTCAACAATCGGAATAAACATGAGACACAAAAACAGGATAGCAAGATCGAATTGTTCATATTCAAATTTTGTAGCATCAGTTATTACAATCTCCCCTGGCCCCTTGTATAGTGCGGCCATTTCCTCGCTAACCTCAATCGGTATAAGCCGTGCCTTCCTAGCCGTGATAGTTTCTACTAAGGCGTTACCGATATTCCCTGTCGATGCACCTATGTCATAAATAAGGCCGTTTTCCTGTATGTAATGACGCGCTATGTGAGCGATTGCGCCGGTCGCTATGTCATACCACGGTAATTGTTCGCGGACGTGTTGATCGAAATTCTGCGCGATTGATGAATTCTTGAATGTCCAATCGACCGGGATTTCCATCACTTGATCCTAGCTAGGATTTTGTCGCGCACGGTTTCCGCGATCGCCTTCATCATAAGAGGCGGGACCGCGCGGCCCATGCGTTCCCATTGCTGCGCGTATGTTCCGGTCAGTATGTAATCATCCGGAAAGGCGCAAATTCTCTTGAGTTCTGCTATGCTAAACCTACGCTTTTCTGTTGGGTGAACTACACCTGCACAACTTAATGCGCTAATGCCGAATGTTACTGTAGGACACGCTTTATTGATTGATGGGCGCTGTAGCTGATAGTATTTATTGCTCTGAGTACCAGGATTGCCCATCTTCTCCCATTCCGCGCCGATAGCATACCGGCTAATATCGGTTTCGGCTTCGACTTTAGATGGTGCATAATTCCTATTCCCTGTTGTCGGTCCTGCTCCTATTATCGGGCTAGGTGTAGTAGCATTTTTCATAGTACCTCTACCAAAGCCACCAGTGTCGCCTTGCCTAACAATCCAGGGCAGCGCATCGCGCACGCTGTAGCGATACGTCAACGCCTTCGGATGTACCGGATCAAGATTCAAATCTTCGCGTACGCCGATGAAGATAGTACGCTGTCTAGCTTGTGGAACACCCAGCCATTGCGCATCTAGTACCCTACAAGTTACGCGATAGCCGCACGCTTTAAGCGCCGCTAGTATTTCGAGAAAGTAGCCTTTCGCAACTCCTTTGATAAGGCCACTCACGTTTTCTGCAATGAATACCTTTGGATTCAATCCACGTAGTAGGCGAATGTACTCAAAAAATAAATCATCAGTTCGTTGCTCTTTGTCGGAATACTTTTTTATCTTGCCCCATCCTGCATTACGCTTGCCAGCAGTCGAAAATGATGCGCACGGCGGAGAACCATCGAATATGTCTAGTTCACCGGCACTCATACCGATAGCCGATAGGATTTCATCCGGCGTAACATCGCGAATATCGCGCCCATCGATAATTGTGCTAGGCGCCGCATTGAATAGGTATGTATCGCGCGCAGCATCTATGAATTCCGATGCCCATAGGATTCTAAACCCGGCCATTCGATAGCCGGTTGAACTTCCTCCTCCGCCGCTGAAGGTACTGACAACCGTCCGGCCGTTCCACGGTATCGCGGCAATCTCGGCCATGCTTGGTACGCGATACGGCGGCTTGCCGGTATCACGACTTATCAGCGCCTGTACACTTTCAATCGGCAACGACAACTCGTTAAACGTTTTCAAATTCCCGTGCGTTTGAACGGTTGGGCATGGGCTATCTAATTTGACACGCGTTTTGATTGTATATTGGCGGCGATTCACAAACCCGATACCGCCGGCCATAGCGGTTGGCGCTGGGTCACTGTCTGCAATATGAAGGCGTCGAGCGCCACCGATATCATGCCGCGCCACTGCCGCCGCTCCATGCATAGCCGCACTTCGGACACTTGTGCTCGGTATCAATGTTCTCGTCTACTACCGGGAATTCACCCGGACCAGTATTAGGCGTCCCGATCAAGTCATTCAGTTCGCTAGGCTCAAAGCCGATCAACCCGAGGTTAAATTCCATGTCGCGCAACTCATCTAGCTCAACGGCTAGCATTTCAATATTCCACTCTGCATTCAATGCCAGACGATTGTCTGCAATTACATACGCCCGCTTCTGCGCATCCGACCATCCAACCGCAACCATCACAGGCGCCTCGGCGTATCCAAGCGACTGCGCAGCCATAACCCGGCCATGCCCTGCTATAATTATCCCGGATTCGTCTACCAGGACCGGATTTGTCCATCCCCATTCGGTCATACTGGCCGCAATCTGCGCAACCTGGGCCGCACTGTGCGTCCTGGCATTCCGCGCGTAGGGGATCAATTTCTCAAGCGACCTCCGCTCGACTTTATCGGCCGGCCAGCGCATGTCGGTAATGTTTACACTCATTCGCTATTGTCGGAGATATTTACAGATATGTCTGTGATTTTTACACTGCCGGGAAAGTTTTGTGCAAATAGG